CATTGGCCCAGTCAGAATTGATTGATGGACGAACAAGTGGGTTTAATAAGGTAACACAGGTTAATACATTGGTTGATGGTAGCAGCACACGCATCATACGGAGATTGGGAAGTAGTACAATAGAGTTGGACTTGATTAACGACTATGGATATACAATTAATTTAGCACAGGGTGGAATACCAGTGCCGGAGATAACAACAAGAGATGAAGACGCTTCTAATATCATTACTATTTATCAGTCTGAGTAATATTGCACTTGCTGGCAACAGCGTGTTCATTGAACAGATTGGTACGAGTACAGACTCAGAGATAACCATAGACATTGATGGCAACAATAATGCTGTCAATCTTACTATGGAAGGCACCAACAATGAGCTGGATATTACACAAGAGGGAAATAACAATACAGTCAGTTGGATTTCCTATTGGGGTTCTGGTCGGAATTGGGGTGGTGATTTGGATGGTAACAATAATAACATAAAGATTGAACAACATAACACCACTGGCACAGATGCTAACAGGGTAGGGTTTCACATACAAAGCAATAGTAATACTGTTCATGTGGGCCAGGGATGTTCATTCGACAACAGTTCAGACACAACTTGTCAAAGCAGTTCTACTGTGGAATATGGCGGCCACACAGTCAATCTAGATTTACATTCTGGAGGCAATACTATAAAGGTAGGCCAAGAAACTGGTACAGGGAACGCTGATCATTATGCACAGATTTATACCTATGGTGGAGAGAACAACAATCTTTTCGTAAAACAAAAAGGTAATGGAAATAAAACCCTAAATATGACTATAAGGACTGATGGTGGTTCACAGGATATTTTGCAGAAAGATGATGGCGCACATACTGCTACTATAGATTTAGCAGGAACATATCATACAGATATGTCTCTAATACAACGGGGAAGCACAAATCAATCATATTCTCTTACACAAAACTGCCAAACATCAGGAGGATGCTCTGTTTCAGTAACACAAGGAAATTAAATATGACAGAAGATAATATAAAGATTTTCAATGAGCATCGTTTAATTAAAGAGATAGATCATCTTTCTAAAGATGGTGATATTATGAAATTTGCTGATTGGGTGAATGAAAATGTCACAGAAGATTTTCTTTTGAAACCCCAGCAGAAATAATATGAAAAAATGGATTGTATCTATCTCAGTTATCTTAGTCTTATGTGGTATTCGTTTTTCGGACCCGTGGTTCCTAGACATGATTCGCCTAAAGGCGATGGACCAACATCAACGCAATCAGGTGTCCATGAATCTCTCTAACCTTGCTACGGTAGAGATTAACAATCAGACAATCAGAAAACTAGGACAGTGGCCGTGGGACAGAAACAGGGTTGCTAATCAGATTATAAAACTCTATCAGGCGGGTGCTTCGATAGTAGTTGTTCCCATTCTATTTGCTGACCCAGATAGATTTGGAAAAGACGCTGCACTCGCAAAAGTTCTCAAAAAAACTCCTACAGTCATAGGACAAATCCCCAGTAACGACAAGAGTAATTCTGGTGTTGTTCGTGGAGTTGCATCTATTGGTTCAGATTGGAAACCTTGGGTATATAACTATCCAGGCGTAGTTGGGCCTATTCCAGAAATAGCAAAGAGTGCTAATGCTGTTGGTATGATGGTGATTGCACCAGAGAGAGATGGCGTGGTGCGACGTATGCCTTTGGTTGTTGCATCAAATGGAAAACTGTATCCATCTATCAGTATGGAAATCCTACGCATAGCTGCTGGTGATGTATCATTCCAGATGAAGACAGGTATCGCTGGTGTAGAAAAACTACGCATACCAAAATATAAGATGATAGATACTGATGCCAATGGTAATATCTGGTTGGACTTTAAATGGAAGACTCCAGTATATCCATTACATGAGAAATTACCAGACCTCAAAGGTAAAATTGTTATACTGAGTATGACAGCATCTGGTCTTGGAAGCCCCGTGGCAACCCCTGTAGGGGTCATACAGTCACATGACCTTATTGCCGCATCACTTGCCACCATGATGACAGGACGAAATATAACTCGCCCATTTTGGACAGACCTTGCTGAACTTGCAGTCAGTGGAGTGGGTGCGTTAATTCTCACTATTGTTGTACTGACAATGGCATGGTATTTTGGTGCAGTGTTGTTGCCCATATTCCTTGCTGGTTCATTCTATGGTTCATCCTATCTATTCACAGAATATAGTTATCTAGTAGATTGGTCTTATCCTATCCTTACTATGTTTGTGGTTTGGGCCATTGCTGCGTTCCTACGGTTCATGGAAGAATACAAACAGAAGATGGAAATCAAGAAACAGTTTGCTGGATATGCATCACCTACAGTGGTTCGGTTACTACAAGAGAATCCAGCTCTTATCAAGGATGGTATGAAGAAGGAGATTAGTATTTGCTTCTCTGATCTTCGTGGGTTCACACCTTTAGGTGAGAGCTTTGGTGATGACGTGAAGGGTCTTACCGAAATCATGAATGGGTATATGGATGCAATCACACAACCCATTTTAGATTCAAATGGTATGGTTATCAAGTATATTGGTGATGCGTCTATGCACATACACAACGCACCCATAGATGATCCAGACCACCCAAAGAATGCAGTTAAAACTGGACTACAAATGCTAGATGCGGTAGTTAAGTTTAATGACAAGATCGTTGCTGAAGGTAAACCGCCGATAGGAATGGGTGCGGGTATCAACACAGGATTGGGATATTTAGGTGAGATGGGTTCTACTATGAGACACAGCTATGATGTGTTGGGAGATTCTGTATCAACTGCTGCTCGTATTGAGAGCAAGTGTAAAGAATATGGTTGTCTATTACTGGTTGGTGAAGCTACATATGATTTAACCAAGGATGACTTTTTCTACTTGAAGGTTGATGAACTAGCAGTAAAGGGTAAGACTATTGGTATTCGTATCTACACCGTTCTGTGTGATATGGATTGGATGATGCAGAATACTAATTGGGGATTTACAGAAAACCAACACATCAAGATGCACGAATATTATCGTAATCAACAATTTGACCATGCTATTAGATTATGTAATGATTTGAGTATAGAATTTGACGGGAGAATGAGAAACTATTATACTATGTGGATTGAACGGTGCGAATTTATGAAGACACAGCCACTTGAAGAGGATTGGAACGGCGTGTTCATTGCCACCACAAAGTAGGAGAAGTTTATGTGTAAGAATTATTTTTCAGCAAATACGGGTCATGAGGCCTCAGATGAATATTTCAAACGAGCACCAATTTATTGCGATAGTGATATTTTGAAGATGTTTATTTGTGGATTTATTCTAGGATTTCTAGGTTGTATATTTACTGGGTACTTTGCATTCTTCAATTAGACACAATAGGTATACTCTTATTGCATACCTTCCTGAGTATAAATAGTTGTGAAGTGCAGCATAAATTGCATTGATTTCATATTAAGGAAAAAAAGTAATGACGACAGCAACAATGTCGCACACGTTTTGTCGTGTGTGCGAGGTAGTGAAAAAATCATCAATAAAGGTTTTTAAATATATTATAGAGGGATTTAAAGCATGTGGGGTTGCTCGAACATATGAAGTGCTGGTAAGAGAAGGTCATCATAAAGAAGCAAGACAGCTGTTGGTGATGCATAATAATAAAGAAATATAAAAGAAAATGAATTTAGGGGTTGACAAACTATATTGCGTGTGGTATTATCAGTTATAGTGAGAAATAAAGAAGAGATAAATATAGTTATGGACCCATATTTTCATACGTTAATCGCAGCAAGCATGTTGGCCGTATCTTTTTTTGTTGGAAAACATTTTTCTAGCAAATCATCTATAGAAGATATAATCGCAGGACTGTTGGATAAGTTAGAACAGGATGGTTTTATTGCTACTGAAGTTGATGCAAATGGTGAGAAAGAACTTATCCCTGTTTCACAATTAGTTGCAAATGCATTAGTTGATGCTAAAAAGACCTTGACAAATTATAAGAATTAGTATATAGTTATAATTATGAGTGGAATGCATCTATTGCCTGTTTATTATTCGACAACGAATAATCGTAAGCGCAAACAAAAGAAGAAGACGGCCTCTGTCCTAGAGGCAGAGCGTCAACATGAAAAATTTCTAAAGAAGATGGGTATAGGCTCTCGTAGCTCAGTTGGATCAGAGCAACGGCCTTCTAAGCCGTGGGTCACAGGTTCGAGTCCTGTCGAGAGTACCAATAATAAAGGGGGGTGTAGCTCAGTTGGGAGAGCGGGTGCTTTGCAAGCATCAGGTCAGGAGTTCAATTCTCCTCATCTCCACCAAGATCAGTTTTATCATAAGTCTTCTGCTAAACCAGAACCAAATGTGTATAGTGGTGAACGTAGACTTATCGGTATTGCTACAATGCATAAATCTAACAGTGTCCCTATTTTTGAGGACAACAAAGAACTTGCAACAGAGATTGCAAAAATGAGGAGATAAAATGAGAGTTGATGTAAGAAATAATAATGTTGATCAAGCCTTGCGTATTATGAAGAAGAAATTGCAATCAGAAGGTTTCTTTAATGAATTAAGGGAACGAGAACATTATGTATCTAAGGGTGAAAAACGCAGACATGCAGCTGCTGCGGCAAAACGTAGGCATAAAAAAGATGCTGCAAAACGAATGGAAGAATTGGGTTACTAAATGGAACTAAAGGATCATGAGAATCCTTCTACAACGTCCACCCCACTAAAACACCAACACCCGTTAAGTTGGTGGCTGAAGTGGGTATCGTCACTGATTTTGATTGTTGCAATGATTGTTACTACAAACAACCTATATCCCTACAATATGTTTCTACAGTTTATAGGGGTTAGTGGTTGGTTGTGGGTAGCAATTCTCTGGAACGATAGGTCACTAATTGTTGTGAATGCGGTTGCATGTGCAATTTTTCTCAACGGTATCTTTCAATATTTCCTAAAGGGATAAATAGTAACATGGCACGAAAGAAAATAACTGCTACCACAGACAACAGTGAATGGAAAGCGCCTAAGAAACGCAAACCACGTAAACCTATGACAGATGAGCAGAAAGTTGCAGCATCAGAACGTCTTGCAAAGGCGAGAGAAGCACGGGCAGAGAAAAACCCTGATTATGGTATGTCTGGTTTAGCAGATAATCTTCACAATTTGCCTGATGAATATCCACTTAGTCCAAAGAAAGTTAGACAATGGATTAAAACACAGAAAGAATTGCTGCGATCTGAAAAACAAGCAATGAAACAAAATATTAAAGGTTCTATTGCTCAAGCTGCTAGTCATGAGGGATACATTCGGTCCATGCAAAAATATTTGCGAGATGGTGATTGGGTAGATGTTTTTTATGGTGAACATCAAGAGAAGAAAATAGGTAGACGATGTGTCGCTCAAGCATACTACTGGTATGGCCCTAAGAAGGGGCAACCAAAATATGATGTTGGTGTATTTTATCCATTACTTGGTGGAGTATATACACAGGAAATGTTGGATAAAGATAATTCCATACCAGAACATGAAGGAAGGAAGTCAGATGACTCCAAAGGAAAAAACAGGAAACGTGATAAAGGGTCCGTGGGCAAAAAGAAAAGTAAAGCCTCTTGATGAAGAAGCTCTTGCTCGCCGAGAAGATATGGCCTTTGCAGATGATTTGTGTCAAACACTACTTATTCAAATGATCCATACAATGGATGATAATAACATTGATGTTGGTCAGAAATCTTTTGCTCAAGACATGTCTCTTATTATTGAGTTGACAAAGGGGTGTATATATAGGGATATGTCGCTAGAACATCCTATTCATAAGATGGTTGAATCTCTTGTTGAGATGTCAGAAGAAGAGGATAATAATTTTACTGCTGAAATCAAAGAAGATGCTGTTCAAAAATTTATTGATATGATGGAAAGTGAAGATGATGACGGTCCAGAAATTCCATAAGCCATTTAGTCCTATGATTATGGAATCTTCTGTTCCAGATAAATTCTTAGATATTGTCAATGATACTGCTGACAAAGTTCTAAGTAGTGAAACTGCGAGTGTTGAATGGGATTGGTCGCATATGCTTGTTGGTAAAGTTCATAAAGAAGTTCAAATTCCCATTAGAAAAAAAGAACATAGGGAGTTTCTTTTTACCACTATGAAGAGCGCATGTGTTGATTATCTAAAGGAGAGTATCAAAAACAACACTTCTTATGGTTGGAAAAAGATTGCTAATAACACAGAACCTACTATAGACAATATTCATTTGACCCATAGTTGGGTAGTAAGTCAGTATGCTGGAGAATATAATCCTTGGCATCATCACACTGGGGATTTCTCAGCTGTTGTATATCTTAAACTACCACCTAAAATGAGTGAAGAAGTTGAAGAAGATTTTAAGGATCATTATCCAGCAAATGGATTGATAGAGTTTATGTTTGGAGAGAGCCAAGAGTTTCGTAGTGATAATTTAAAGTTTAAACCAGAGTTGGGTAAGTTGTTAGTCTTTCCTTCATGGCTAAGACATTTTGTATATCCTTTTAAGTGTGAGGGTGAAAGAAGAAGTATGAGTTTCAATGCTCATATGGTAAATAGAGAGAAATAATAATTATGATATTAGTTGATATGAATCAGATTTCAGTTGCATCTGTAATGATGCATCTGCACATGACAAAGCAGACCAAACCTGATGAGGATATGGTTCGCCATATGATCCTTAATTCCATACGCATGTATCGTATGAAATTTTGTGATGAGTATGGTGAGTTGGTTCTGTGTTATGACTCCAAGCACTATTGGCGTCGAGACTACTATCCAGAGTATAAGAATAATCGTAAGAAGACTAGGGATTCTTCTAGCAACGATTGGGATGCTATCTTTGAAGTTCTAAACGCCATCAAGGCTGAACTAAAAGAGTTTTTCCCATATAAACACTTGGAAGTTTATGGCGCAGAGGCCGATGATATCATTGCTGCACTAAGTGGTGAATTGGAGTTTGACAGCGGTAAGACACTGATTCTGTCTGGTGACAAGGATTTCATTCAGTTGCAAAAGTTTCGTAATGTAACACAGTATAGTCCAATTACCAAAAAGTTTATTAATGGCCAAGACCCAAATGATTATCTTAATGAGCATATTCTAAAGGGCGATAGTAGTGATGGTGTTCCTAATGTGCTATCACCAGACAATACTTTTGTAGATGGTCTTCGTCAGAAACCCCTAAGTAAGAAGAAGATTGCTGCGATGATTGGTGGTGAATTTCCAAATGATGAAGTCAAACGTAATTTTCAGAGGAACAAAAAATTGATTGATTTGGATAAGTCACCAACATCCTTACTTTCGGAATGTGTTAACGCTTACAATGCAGCACCAGAAGGTGATCGTAGCAAACTACTAAATTATTTTACACAAAAGAGGTTACGCAACCTCGTTGAATCGATAGGAGAATTCTAATGGCGATAGACACATATACTCTAAGTTTTGCAGAGATTTTTAGTAAGGTATCAAAAATTAAATCAAAAAAGGAAAAGGTTTCCTTTTTAAAGCACTATCAAACGGATGCTCTTCGTATGGTGGTTAAGTCTTCATTTGACCCTAAGATTGTATGGGCCCTTCCAGAAGGTGAGGTTCCATTTAGACCTAATGATGCACCAGAAGGTACAGAACATAGTAATTTGTCCTATGAGGCTCGTAAATTGTATCATTATATTCAAGGTGGTAATCCAATATTAACACAATCTAAAAGGGAATCTATGTTTGTTGCATTGTTAGAAAGTTTGCACCCAGATGAGGCTGATATTCTTGTTGCAGCAAAGGATGGATTACTTCATCAGAAATATAAAGGATTATCCAAGAATGTCGTAATGGAAGCATTCGATTGGGATGATAATTACATGGTTGTAGAGCAAGAAAAATATCCTCAAACTCC